CTGCCTTTAATATTCTCGGTTTAAAAAACCGATGGGAAGTTCCTGGAATTACTTTAGATGCACAAGCAGAATACATCATTGATAACGACCTTGTCAATAGATTTAAAGTAATTTGGCTGATTGGACACCACCACAGAGTTGATCCAAAAGCCGATGGTAGTTATTTATTACCTTACCCTTGGGGCACATTAGATAAATACGGGGATTTAGTAAGAGACTTATGGTTTAAAAAATTAACTAAGATGCCGTGGTATACCAGAACAAATGCTTTATTTATAAAGGCTGTTTTAGGTGATGCTAATAAGGATAATTTATTACTTATACCTATTTATAGACCTAACACTTTAGAGCATCTTTGGTTTACAGGTCACCCCTGTATTTGGGATTTTTACTTACGAGATTTTGCTAAACGTGAGGGTAATATGGGTCATCAAGGTCACATGAATCAAGACGGACATATTAAATATGCCCCTATTTTAGCATCGGAGATATACGATAGATGGAAGATTACATTAAAGATGGCTGGAGCGACGCAGTTGAAATCGGATTTAATGAAACTATCGCCAGACAAGCGCCCAATATAGTTAAACATTGTGAAAAAAATTATATCAATCACGGTCATCAATGGCGTTGTGACTTTGCGGGAAAAGTAGCTATTCTTTTAAAGCCTGGAGAAGGCTATGAATGGCACTTTGATAATTTAGATTTTGCGGAAAGAAGATTGACCACTTCTCGTCCAGGTAGGTTTTGGTCTCATTTAATTTATTTAACAGAAGGTAAGCCCTTTGAAATTGGTTCATGGAATCCAAAAGGAAAGAGAGTTGAACAAACAGATTTCTCTGCTCCTGAACCAGAAGAGATTTTAATTAGAATTTATCCTAAACCAGGTAAAACACTTTTATTTCCTTGTTTTATGGTTCACCGCATACAGCCAATAGTAGATAACAGACGGTGGGCTTTTGTTGATTTTGTAGGTACACCAGATTATTCTAATAAAACTAAAAAAGATTTAACTAATATATTTAATAGGTATTTTGATGAAGATACTAGGAGTAAGCTGCTATCATCACGATAGTGCTGCTGTTTCTTTAAAAGATGGATTGATACTTGGAGCCGCTCACGAAGAGCGTTTTTCTCGTAAAAAATATGACAATAGATTTCCAATAAATACTATTGACTGGTTACGTAATACGTATGAAGATTGGGAAGTTGCTGCTTTTTATGAGGAGTCTACTTTTAAACAATTTAAATCAGACATTAAAAAAATAACTAAGGCAAAACCTGTTTTAGTTGACCACCATGAGGCTCACGCTATGAGTTCAATTATCATGACTGACTGGCAAGATTGTGCAGTAATGATTATTGATACTGTTGGTGGAAAATTTTCTACATCACTTGGAGTATATGAAAATGAAAAAATTACTTGGCTCAAAAGATTCCGTTATCCCAACTCTCTTGGTTTGTTTTATTCTACTGCTACTAGGCTTTTGGGTTTTGACCCACTTCGAGGAGAGTCTAGTGTTATGGCTGCAGCAGGATACGGTAATCCTAAATGGGCTGACCTTATAAAAGAAAAAGTTATAAATTTAGAAGATGGAAACTACACTCTACTACATGACTTAACTAGAGGTTTAGGGTATGGAGTGCTTGATTGGGATATTGCAGCATCAGTTCAATCAGTTTTCACTGAAATAGTTTTTAATTTAGCTGATTGGTTATATAGAGAGTCTGGTAAAACTAATTTAGCTTATTCTGGTGGTTGTGCTTTAAACTGTGTTACTAATGCACATCTAATAAGATATACTGCTTTTAATGATATAGCTATACAACCAGCTGCTGGTGATGCTGGTGCGGCTCTTGGCGCTGCTTCTTTAATTGAAAAACCACTTTGGGAAAACGCTTTTTTGGGTTATGAAGAGTATGAGTGCATACCTCCTGAAGAAGCAGCTGATAGAATAATCAAAGGCGATATAGTGCCAATTATTAATGGACGAGCTGAATTCGGACCTAGAGCTTTAGGAAATAGAACCTTGCTATGTGCTCCGATAAATAGTACAATAGACAGATTAAATAAAATTAAAAACAGAACAGACGATTCGTGGAGACCTTATGCACCTATAGTGCAAGATAAAGAAGCTGATAACTTTTTTCATGTATATAAACCATGCCCTAATATGTTGTTTGTTGCTGATATTAAAGAAGAAAGTAACTTTAAAACCTATGATAAAACTGCAAGATTACAGTATATTGACGGTTCTCAACCGTATTTATATAAAGTTTTAGAAATCACGCGACAGTATGGTTTCCCTATATTAATTAATACTAGTCTTAATGCAAAAGGATTGCCTATGGTAAATAAAAAAGAAGATTTAAATGAAATACGATTACATTACTGATGTCAAAACCGAAACAAAACCTACAGGTAGAACTTATTATACTCCTGATGGCGCTTACCCTTCTATTACAACTATACTAGGAAAAACAGCAGATAATACTTGGCTCCAAAAATGGATAGAACGAGTTGGAGAAGAAGAGGCCGCAAGGGTGTCAAAAGAGGCGACAGATAGGGGTACTTTAGTACATGAATTTGCAGAGAGACATTTTAATGGAGAGGATATTTCTGATTTAGCATTACAAACTTTAGATGTAAGACAAATGAGTCATGATTTAATTAAAATGACAGAATCAGGAGTTGAAGAGGTATGGGGACAAGAACAAGTTCTGTGGAGTAATAAATATAAATATGCTGGTAGAACTGATATGGTTGGTATCTGGAAAGGTAAGCCCACTATAATTGATTTTAAAACAAGTAAGAAGAAAAAATATGTTAAACAAATTACTGATTATTTTATTCAGTGCTGTGCTTATGCTGTTGCTCACAACGAGTTGTACGGTACAGGTATCAGAAACATGGCAGTGCTCATTACAGTCGATGGTGGCGAACCACAAATCTTCGAAAAAGATGCCGTGCCTTATCTTCCACTTCTAAAGAACAGGAGAATGATGTTTGACAAACTGCAAACAACTAGAACTTCCGCCTCTTGACGGTGTTGATATACATAAACTTATTCATTTTTTTAAATTAGGTAATCATCTTTTTTCGGAAAGATACAAAGACGCTCCTCATTGGAAGTCTTTTGATTTAATTAAGGATAGTGGGTATTCTCCAATGTTTAAACATTTTCCTATTATTGTAAGATGGGTTGAAATGTTACAAAGAGAAAAATTTACTTCAAGAATAATGAATCTCTACGTTTCAGTTCTATCACCTAGACAGCAAATACCTTGGCATAAAGACATGAACAGACCAGGTTTTAACAAAGCCTTCATTACTTCAATCGCAACTGATGATAGTTTCATTGAATTTAAAGACGATAAAAAATATTTTTATAAGTCAGGTTGTAGTTACGCTTTACAAACTGGCACAGAACATAGAATTATAAACATGAGTGATAATTATAGAATTACACTTTGCACTTTACCTCTAAAGGAGACAAATAATGATCCAATGGTTGCTTGATTTGTATGATGATTGGAAATTCAATAGAGAGTTTGAAAAAAAGAAAAAAGAACTTTTAAAAAAAGACCCATTCATTTATGAGCCTGAAAACGATGACAAGAAGAATTAAAAAACCACTGCTAGAATTTTTTGAAAAACACTCATTGACCGATGCTGAAAAATCTTTTATATTAGGTTGTATAAATTCACAGAAAAAGTTCCCACAACTAACACACCGCCAATGGCAAATTGTTTGTGAGATAGAAAAGAGATACAAGGATGAGTAAATATCCAGGAGTAGAAAGGCTACCTAGTGGCAGAATTAAATACAGAGGAACAACCTTCTCAGGGTTCAACAAACCAAGACGCTCAAACAGAGCAGGAAAAAAAGGTATGGTGCTTGCCAAAGAAGGCGATAGAGTTAAACTTATCCATTTTGGAGACAGCTCTATGGGGCACAATTACAGTGCTTCGGCGCGTAAGAGCTTTAAAGCGAGACATGGCAAAAACATCAAAAAAGGCAGGATGTCTGCCGCGTATTGGGCCAACAAAGTGTATTGGGCAGGTCCAGGAGGCTCTAAAAAATCACCTCCGAAGTCGCAAAAATACCGTAGATAATAATCGGTACTAACTAACTTTTTCTATAGCACCTAATGACAAACATAATAAAATTTCATCTGGTACAAGACTTTCCAGACACTCTTGTACTTCCTCCACTGTCTTCTAAAAAACTTATTCCAGACTGGTTTAAGAAGATACCCCCTAATAATGAAAATGACTTAACAGTAAAAAAGTGTGTTCCTTTTATAGACGCGATGGGTGTGGGATATACAATCCTGTCTCATATGGATATTTTTATATATCAAACAAAGAAAAAGGAAATTAGGATATACTGCCCTGATCCTAAACATGAAGAGCTGTGTAAACGTTGGCCTCCTATAGAAACGCATCCTCAAAGACAGTTCCCAGGTTCTCCCATGTCAGGTTACTCTATTATAAAATATATGAGCCCTTGGATTATAGAAACCCCTCCTGAGTATTCAACTTTATTTTTACCACCTATCAATCGTCTTGAAATACCCATCGTCCCTCTAGTAGGTTTAGTGGATACGGATACTTACTATAATAATGTAAACATTCCTTTTATACATACGGCACTAGAACCAGATGATAAAAAACATATGATTCCAGCAGGTACTCCAATATGCCAAGTTATTCCTTTTAAAAGAGAAGAGTGGAAAGCTGAGTATACTTGGACTGAGCAAGAACAACTTGATAGACAAAAAGCTGAAAGAGATAAAATTACGAAAGATAGAATAGATTGGTATAAAAACCATGCACATCAAAAAAAGAAATTTATATAGAAAGGAAAAATCATGAATCTAGCTACACTTAGAAAAGAAATTGAAAGAGATGAAGGAATAAAATATGAAATTTATTATGATCATCTTGGTTACCCAACTTTTGGTATTGGTCACTTTGTAAAAACTGATGACCCCGAATTTGGACAACCTATTGGTTTTCAAGTATCTGAAGAACGTGTTCACGAAGCATTTGAATCAGATATGGAATCTGTTTTAAAAGACTGCACTAAGTTATATTCTGATTGGGATGAACTACCTGAAGAGGCACAACATATCATCGCTAATATGATGTTCAATATGGGATATCCTCGTTTATCTAAATTTAAGAATATGAAAGCAGCTATTGATGCCCGTGACTGGCCTCAAGCTGCCATTGAGATGAAATCATCTTTATGGTATAAACAAGTCACCAATCGCGCACAACGATTAGTAGATCGTATGAGCGCTATTTAACCGATTATCGGTGCTTTAACTAACTGGCAGAGTATTCCTTACGATCCTGCCTTATCACCCTCGAAAGGAAAAACGTATGGTGAAAAATTTATTATTGGCAATAACTATGTTATTTGCCTTTACCTTAACAGCTACAGCTAAGCAATTAACTGTAGGATTTATATATGTAGGACCAATTGGCGACCACGGTTGGACTTATAGACATGATATTGGTCGACTAGATGTTCAAAAACATTTTGGTGATAAAGTAAAAACTATCTACCTTGAAAATGTAAAATACGGACCTGATGCTGAAAGAGCAATTAGAGCTATGGCAAAAGATGGAGCTGACATTATATTCGCTACGTCGTTTGGTTACATGGAGCCTATGCTTAAAGTTGCTAAAGAGTTTCCAAATGTTAAATTTGAACACGCGACTGGTTATAAACAGTCAAAAAATATGGCGAGTTATGGATTAAGATTATACCAAGCTAGACACGTCCAAGGCATAATAGCTGGAATGATGACTAAAACTAATAAAATTTGTTATGTTGCAGCATTTCCAATTCCTGAAGTAATTAGAGAGATTAATACTTATTACTTAGGCGCAAAGAAAATGAACCCAAAAGTTGATATTGATATCGTCTGGGTTAATTCATGGTACAATCCACCTAAAGAAGCTGAGGCAGCCTCAGTGATGATTGCAGAGGGTTGTGACATGGTAGCTCAACATACTGACTCTCCTTCTCCGCTGCAAACTGCCGAGAAAAACGGTGTGTTAGGATTTGGGCAAGCATCTGATCAAATACGTTTTGCTCCGAAAGCTCAGTTGACAGCTACTATTGATAACTGGTCACCATACTACATTAAAAAAGTACAAGCGGTTATAGACGGTAATTGGAAAACTGGAGACTATTTTGGACATATGAATGAGGATGTCGTGCAAATGGCTCCTTGGACTAATATGCCTGCTGATGTAATTGCAGAAGCTGAAAAAATTAAAAAAGCTATTACTAATGGTAAGTACTTTGCCTTTACTGGTCCTATCAAGGATAATACTGGTAAACTTCAGTTAAAAGCTGGAGAAATAGCTGACGATGGTCATCTAAATAGTATGATGTACTACGTTGAGGGTATTGATGCAAAGGTACCTCAGTAATGATACCAATAATAGACTTTAATGATCCGAATCACTTAAAGCATATAGAGGAAGCCTACACAACTGTAGGCTTCGCTGTATTTGTAAACACTTTATCCCCTGATGACAAAAATACAATAAATCTTTGGTTTGAAGCAATGAAACAATTCTTTGAACTTCCACTAGATACAAAGAAAAATTATTCTTATAGAGCAGAAAACAATTTAGGTTATAGTATTATGGGCGCTGAGAATGTTGACCCAACTGCTCCAAAAGACATGAAAGAAAGTTTTAATTTTAATAATACTAGGATGCCTGACGAACTTTGGCCTCACGGTTGGGTTCCTGGTTTTAAGTACAAAGCTGAAGAGGCTATTCGTGTTGCAGACGCTCTTACTCTTAATATTTTGCAAAAGTTTGATACTATATTAAAATGCGGATCAACTTTAGTAGACGCACATAAAGAGATGTACAACACCACAAGAATAATACACTATCCTGCTTATGAAGGTTCTTTAGAAGATAGACAAATGAGAATAGGTGAACACAGTGATTATGGAACCATAACTTTATTGTGGCAGATTAACGATGTACCAGGACTTGAAGTACAAGACTTAGAAGGAGAATGGCACCCTGTGCCATATGCAGAAGATGGAGTTATAGTTAATATAGGAGATTTACTACAACGTTGGACTAATGATTATTTTGTTAGCACTAAACATCGTGTAGTTAATTCACATATTCACTTACCAAGATACAGTATGCCACACTTTGTAGACCCAAAACCAGGCACGATAGTTCAAAATTTAACTGACGCTCCTGCAAAATATGAACCTATTGAGAGTAAAGAATATTTAATGTGGCGACTAAGTCAGAGCTATTAAATTTTAGGAGAAATTATAATGGAACTTATAACTCTTTGGATGGGTATCGGATTTTTATTTGCTGCCTATTCAGTAATTGCTAATGATTCTGTACAAACTTTAGGTACATGGATCGCATCTAATAATGATAGATTTAGTTGGAAAGTTATGTGGACTGCCGC